ACATGAACACCATTTATTTCTGTGAGATTTGAATGAAGTTAGGCCCGGAAACATATCATTATTTGATGATAAGAACCTATGTAAACTTGCTGTAGATGCGGAATCATTTGCTAACAGTTCATCAAACTCTTGACGAAAATTATCGTCCTTGTTTGATAAGAATTTAGCCACAGAGCAAAAACCTCGGGCATTAGACGGTATGTTCTCCACGCCCTTATTTAATCACACGGTTGTAATTCGCACAAAATGAGAATGCCCCCCATTACGCTGGGGGGCGAGCGCCTAATAACTAATTAGGATTGGCTGTGTACGCCGTCCTGAAAGTTAGGAGCAGTGCGCTTTACAGCTGCCTGAAACAAACGACCGTTACCCTGAGTTGCCCCAGCTTCTGGTGATGTGTATGAAGGCATAGATACGTTGATGCCGTACTTGGCGCCGCTTGTAGCGGTTACCTTTGTACGTGATGGGGCTGCTTGCTTAGTAAAGTCAGTTCCGCCTTTAGCGTTACCTGTCTTCTTAATAAGCGTGCCTTTTTCAGGCTTTGATGTGTGACGTGCTTTTGGTGCAGTACCAGGTCCTGTTGAAGCAGGAGCAAGTGGTGCTGGGTTCTTAATTGAATCTTTCATATTTGTATCCTTCGGCCAAAGGTTGGAAAATTAAATGTACCAGTATTAACTGGTTTTTACTTCAAATACGATGGCAGAAATCTGTCCATCGTGGCTTTCAATGCTTGCAAAGCCCGGTACGCAGACAAGATCGATACCTCTTGGGGCTGTATAGCCTCTAGCGATAGCGATTGCTTTAACTGCTTGGTTTACTGCACCAGCACCTACAGCACGGATTTTGCACCCACGTGTTTCATAAACACTGTGAGCGATGGCTGAAGCAACTGATTGGGGATTAGAACCTGCGCCTACACGCAGAACTTGTTCTTCTGTAGTCATTTTATGCACCTCGGGGTTACGTATAGTGGATTTCTCCTTGCCTAAATTATGAAGGCAATTGCCCGAGGTGTACTGCTAAACAGTCCTATAGTCCAAAGGAGTTGGGGCGGTGGCTAAAGAGCCACAAAGGTAGCACTCCATGTCCAGCATATATAGGGATATCTCGCCCTCTTCAAACATGGCTTTTACTTTCCACAATGTGGATCCGCAAGCACAGACCTCAAGGGGTGCGTCTTTGTCTCTAAGATCTAGGCTCATACATTCCACTTTTCTTTAAACTCTGCTACTAACTTACGGTTTTTTTCAATCTCAACTTCAATTAAAGCCTGCTCTTCTTCAGACATCTTGTCTTTGTTCTCTAAATAGAACCGCATTCCCGTGTCAAAATTCTGCTCAAATATTGAAATTTGAGTCTTACGGCGCTCTTGTACAAACGCCTCGGCTTCGGCTTTGCGCTGTGCACGCTTTTGTTGTGTTTTACTAAGCGACATTTTCTTTAGCCCAATCTAGCCATTCAAAAACTAGGTCGTCCATCTCAATAGTGTCAACAAAACCTAACTCATGAAGATGCTCGATGAAATCCTCATCTGCAACTAAAACTGGCAAATCGTTGTAAGTAACTCCGTAGTCAATCATTGTCCGCCCCATCCTCCGCCTTTAAATTGAACCGCTGGTGGTGTCCATACTTTTGTCATAAAGTTTCCGCATGTAGAACATGTTGGTCGGTCTGTAGCATCAAAAGTCATGTGAAGCTCAACCGTGCTATCGCAAGGTACGCAAGTGAAATCATACTTGGGCATTACTTTTCCCTGTTCTCTGCGGTTTGCAGTTTTTGATAAATTTCTTTCTCGTAGGCCATACTACCCTTTCCTGAAACAATGTGCGCTAGACCATATGAGTCGGCAGCATTGTCATCTGGAAATTCTACGTCCCACTTCTTGTACACCTGCAGAAGCATCTGGTTCTTTTGGACTCCCGTTCCACGACCCGTCACGTATTTCTTCAGGCTGGTTGGAGGGACAATCATTGGACTTGTTCCGTTGCCTAGCCCTTCGGTTTCGTGAAGGGTAAGTTTTACAACCCCACCAAGTTCGCCTAACTTATTAGCCATAATAGATCCGTATGCGTAGCCTTCCATGGCAACGTCTTGAACCTGACAGCATTCCTTGGTCTTACTTAGGGTTTCTTTTAAGTGCGCCTGTACCTCGCTAAGTCTTTCTCCGCCAGCGCTATCAAACTTGGCAACTGTGGTTTGGTAAGAGCTATCTTCTCCAAGAACAGTTACCGCAAAACCGCTATAAGACTGATCAATACCTACCCAACACTTTTTGTTGGGCGTAACTCCATCTCCGTAGGTCTTTAGTCTCATGGAAACATCCGATTTGAACGCTGTAGCGCACTATTAGATGTGCGTCGTGTTAACTCTCGGCTGACTAATTGAGTGCTTCTATCTACATTATTAACCATTACTTCGATTAACTTGCGGTAAGCGTATTTAGCGGACAAACCCTCGCGTAAATGAATAATTGTAGGATCTGCAGCCATGCGTGCTTTCATAATTGTTACAGTCTCTTTTTTATTTTCTTCATAAGAAGATATGTAGTTTTTACTTTCTTCCATATCTAATGCTTGATCTGCGTTCTTCTCATCAATTACAGCGCAAGCAAACTGCACGGATAAAAAGTTAGCGTAAGCAGTCAACTCACCAAACAATTGCATAAGGCTTTCATCATCAATTTCGGTAATGTCTGCCGGTACATTTGGCAGATTCATTTCCATTCTTGTTTGGAATTGAAATCCTTGAAGTTGTAAGTTTTCTATTACTGGCTGGCTAGTACCAGCATTAATTGCTAACTCGCTCACTTAATTTCTCCTCTTTGTAATCAACGCACTTTGGGCATCCTGCAACACCATTAATATTACAGATTGGAGGGGTACCTTTGTCAATTGCTGAAATGATGTTGGCTGCCGCTTCAAGTAGCTCGGCGATACCCCAATCACTCTTTTGTATTACAAATTCTTTATGTTCGTGAAGACCCTTTGCTTCGTACAAAATAAGGGCTTCTTGTGGTGCATTGGGCTGTCCCATAAGTTCAAGTAACTTCATATAAATCTGTGCTTGATGAATGTGCTCTAAAAACGGCGCATCAATAGCTGCCCACATCTTTTTAAAATCATTGTTGTGTGCGTATGCAATATCTGGTGCATACCAACGAATACTGCCCTCACCGATAGTCTTTACTTCTAAAAGTAACGGATCACCAAAATTAACAAGCCATCCATCAGCTTTACCTGAAATTCGAAGTGGATCAAAGAAAACAGGTACTTCGTTATATTTGGTGCGACATCCACCCTGTGCATGTTCGCTATTTAACCCAAACCACTCTAGGTCATGCGTATAGCAATACCAAAGACCTTTAATTTGATCCATCTCTTTAAACCAAGCCTGCCACATATCGTGGGTAGCGTGACCAGTTCCAAAGATAGATGCACGACGAAGACTCATAACTTCTGGCTTAGGTGCGTGACCGGTTAACCAAAAGTATTGAGCACGGTGACACCAACTAGAAGACGCCATTTCTGACGGATGGATTACATCGGTAGCACGAAAATCTCGTGGTTTTGAAATGAGATGTTTTTCAACTTTACCAATTACTCTGGTGCCTTTATCTGCTGCTAAAAACGCTTTCAATGCACCAGTTGGTTTCATTTCTTTTTAACCCATTCCTCTAATGTTTTCCCGTTTTTAACGGCTTTTCTTTTAAGAGCATTACGCTCTCGATGAGATAAGCCGCCCCATATACCGTGTTGTTCGTCGTTTTGATCCGAATACAAAAGGCACTCTAGTCTCACGGGACATTCTGCCTTACCATCTTTGCCAAAGCAAACTGCCTTAGCCTTGTCAGCAATGGGTTTATATTTAGTTTTATCGCGTGGAGGGAACCAGTAATCAGTTTCTGGGCTGTCGCACATGCCGCGACATTTAGCCTGATAACGCCACTTCTCTACGCCTTCGTCTTCGTACAAGAGCACTCCAATAGGATTTGGCGCAGCTCCAGAAAATCATCTTCAGTTAACATAACGTAGTTTTCGCCGTTAAGATAAAAGCCGAGAACAGGTGTTCGACCATCAAGAATTGCTTCTGTGACAATCTTTTCTAGAACCGCAGCCTTAACGGATACGGAAGCTTTGCCAGTCCACTTATGCTCTACGAGCAAATCTTTAGATCTGACATCACCTTTTCGACTCCAAAATGCTCCGCTGGCTGCTGTTCGCTGACCACCAATAGCTTTTGCAAGTCTATCCTCGTGCTTCCTTGACTCCTTTTGTCCTTTAGTCTTCATCTTCGTCTGGTTCTACAACGTACTTAGATCCAGCCTTGACGGTTTCAAGGACATCCTTCTCCAGTGTTTCTCTCAAATCAATTTCTTCTTTGATGGAGGCAACCATAGCATCTGCGCCTTGCCATTGCCTTTGCTCTCCGTTAAAGGTGTAACGGTAGTAAGCGCCAGCACGGGCAATTACCTTGTTAATAATGCCTAAAGCCACGATTTCTTTAGCAAAATCGTAGTCTCCCGGTGGAACAGTGCCACCATCGGCAAAGTAAAAGTCTAGGTAAGCCACCTGTGAAGGAGGGGCTGACTTGTTCTTAAGGGTTCTAGCCTTAATTGTCTGACCAACACGACGCTTGTTATCTCCTGTGCCAACTTCAATCCACTCGTCACGCTTGATCTCAACTCGAGTAAAGAACGCATAGTTCTTTCCCTTACCGCCTGGTGTTGTGCGGGGATCGCCATACATAACGCCAACTTTGTCACGCCACTGGTTAATCATCAAGCCAATGAATGGGCGCTCGTTTTCAATAAGGCTTCGCTTTGACGCTTTACCAACCTTACGGAAAAACTTATTGGTCATAAGTGCTCCACGACCTACAGTGAACTCTTCCATTTCTTTTTGATCTTCTGCACTAGGAACAAGAGCAGGAAGGGAGTCGATAACAATGCAATCAACAGCCTTGCTTTCGATAATTTGAATAACCGCTTCATATACTTCCTCCATAATATTGGATTCAATAACAAATAAACGTGACACATCTACACCGCACAGTTCTGCGTATGAAGGCACCCATTGCTCAGCTGCTACCCATACAGCAGTCCAGTCTGGGTTCTTACGCTGATTTGCTGCAATCGTTTTAAATGCGATTGCTGTTTTACCGTTGGACTCTTCTCCAACAATCTCATGCCATTGATTAATAGGCCAACCACCACCAAGGGCTACATCAAGAGCCAAAGAGCCTGTTGTAAAACGTTCTGACAAGTCTCTGATATCTGAGCCAACAACAATAGTGTCTTGACCAAACTTTTTATTTAATTTTGCTACGACTTTTAGTAGATCCGAATTGAGTGCCACGTTTGCCATTAACCTAACTTTCCGATAATTGTTGTTGGGTTCCATCCGCCTGTTGCTACTTGAACTGCTGGTTGTGCGGGTCCTGAAGCCTGTGGGCCACCCGTAATACCTTTACCCATACCGCTACCACTTTGCACAATTGGATAACCGCAATCGTAACAACGTGGCTTAGTGTTTTCAACTGACCCGTAATTTCCAGAACCGCAACCGGGACAACGTGAAGCATTTGCAGATGCGGTTGGGCGAGCGCCTTGCTGAGGCTGTGCTGGTGGTGCGTAACTCATTGGTTGCTGAGATGGGGGCATCGGTGGCATGTTGGATGGGCGTGACTGTTGTTGTGGTTGTGCTTGATTTAATTTGTTTGCCCACCAGTTGCTCATATTTGGATGTCTCCTTTAACGGTATCTGTGCTGATAATACCCAACTCTAGCCCAGATGCAAAAGCGGACAAAAGTGCTGAATAACCCACCTGAACATACATCTCTTCAATATGTTCTTTTTCATGGGCTAAGTCTTCTGGATTCATGTTTTGATTTTTTGTAAAGTGGTCAAACTGTAGTTCTGTAATGGCTCGAGCGTTTATATCCGCAATGGTTTCTAAAAATGGGACTAAAGGCATAACATTAATTAAACGAGCATCACTTTCTGATTCTTCTTGTTCTTCGCCTTCTGCGCTAACAGGCATCATCCCAACAAGGCTTGCAATCTTGTTAGGCTCTTCCATACCCGCATCATAAAAATACCAACGAGCAAGGACAGGTAGGGGGATTTCGGTTATGGTCTTTTCAATTACATACTTTTGACCTTTTTGCCAAAATTTCCAATTCATTACTTAGCCTCTCCCCAACGCTGTACAACCTTTATGTCTGCAATGAGGGGCACCTCTAAAAGGTTAATGCCTTCCATAGCTTCTTTAATTGCTGCCTCTGTCTCTTCCACCAGATTATCTGGGGCAAGAGTCACCAATTCATCGTGAACGGTAAGTATAAGTTTAGCCTCTTTGGGGATTAGGCTGTGTGCTCGAACCATAGCAAGTTTGATGATGTCTGCCGCTGAGCCCTGAATCTTTGTATTGAAGGCTTGGCGTTCTGCGCCAGCACGATCATACTTATCAGAAGCATTCATCTCGGGAAGATACCTACGGCGACCTAAGATGGTTGTTACATATGGTACTGGCTTCTCTTTGTTACCCAGTTTTCTTGTAGAAACAAGTACCTTAAACCGATAAGAGTTAATTGAAGGGAATCGAGCCGAAAAGCGATCCAATAGGTCTCTTGCCTCTTGTTTAGTGCACCCGATAGACCGGGCAATCTTGTCTGGCCCCACTCCATAAGACATAGCCAATACAAGAACTTTTCCAGCCTTACGATCAACGCCCATCTCGTTACCTACGGTTGTGTATATGTCGCCACCTTCTACGTAGTTATTGACCATAATTGGGTCTTTTGAAAAAGAAGCAATGACTCGAGGCTCAATCTGTGAATAGTCAGCCACAATGAACTTGTACCCATCTGGAGCCTTGAAAAGGTTACGAATGGCTTTTCCGTGGGCTGTGTGAGGTGCGGGTACGTTCTGCAGGTTAGGGTTACGACTAGAAAAACGACCAGTCTCAGCACCATGCTGGACAAAGTCGCAATGAATTCTGTTATTGATAAGAAGGCTGTCTTTAATCTCAACCCTGACTTTACCGGCGGTAGTTCTAGTAACTTCTCCGCCCAAGTAAGGTACGACATAAGTCGTATGTAATTTGTTTAAGTCTGCGTAAGTTAGAAGAGCGTCAACCAGTGGGTCTTCGCCACGATACGCCTCTAACGCCTCAGCTGATACTGAGTCTCCGCCTTTTGAGGTAATAATCTTTGGCTTAAGACCACGACCGCCATCTGACTTTGATCCGTACAGAATCCTCTGCTTATCAACATTTGAGTTAATATTAAATTGTTGACCTGCAACCTTAAAGATCTCAGCCTTTGCAGCCTCGATATCAATCTTTAATTGAGCGTCTAAAACTGTAAGTGCGTCCATGTCGATAGGTGCGCCAGTTAGTTTCATGTCGCAAAGAACCTTTAGGACGTCCATCTCAAGTTTCATAACACCCGTTACTTGGTTTTCTTCTAACTTCTTTACAAGAATCTTCCACAGTAAGAATGTGTACTTAGCGTCTAAGTAAGCGTATTTAGCAACCTCATCAAATGAGTGAACTTCTACTTGGGCTCCTACGCCCTTCTCCATCTGAAAACCAATCTCACGCTTTAAACAATCAGCTAATCCGCATCGGTTTTTATTACGGTTATCGTAAAGAAATGAAGCAATCATGGTGTCAAAGTAAGGACCTGCGGGAAAGTTACCGCCGTAATATTTTGCAACAGAAGTAAGGTCAAATACTAAGTTGTGACCAATCTTTAAAATTTTGTCATTAAACATAAGAGGCTTAAGGGAAGCAAAAACCTCTGCTGGAAATAACTGTGGGGGAGGATCAGAAAATACTTTGGTTGACTTCTTAGCGTCTCTTGAGTAGTCGCTAGGTCGTGCCTCAAGCCCCTGCTGTACTCGTTTTTCTCCCTGACCCGTTAAAGGATAGAGGACATCCATAAGAGCGCCGTTAGGGTGCCCCATAGGAATAACATCGCAGCGACCGTGAGTAGAAAAAGATATCCAGAGTACTTCATTAACAGGCGTATCGCCTCTACGTTCTCCGACTGTCTCCACGTCGTAAGCAAACGCATCTTGTTCAAGATAGTAAGCAACCATTTCATCTAGTTGATCGTTAGTTGTAATTATGTTCATAAGTATCCCCCAAAGCCTAGAGGCGCTAGGGGGATTAATCTAGCGCCTCCAGACATTCTTTGGTTAAAGCAGGCTCTCTGCGATTTCAAGAAGAGCGGCGTGGCTATCCTCACGGATCTCTGTTCGCTCAAATGGCTTGAAGCCTGCAATAGCAGCCTCGACCTCAGCATCGTTAAGACCCCAATCTTCTGCAAGATCACGAGCCTTTACTGACATCAAGTTGTAAACGGTCTGTTGCTTCTGTCCTGTGCGACTTAGCGCCCAGTAATTACGAGTCAACGGACCCTGCGGTGAAAACTCACCGGCATGTAAAGTCTTATACAGACGAGGTGTGGCAATCAGCATCTGTCGCTGGTATGGCTTAGCGGTCAGATTAACAATGGTGAACGCACGCTTTACTTCTGGCTTATCTTGAAGCTTTAAGCAAAGTGGGCAGGTATCACCTAGGCACACATAAGAACGTCGACCTTCGGTCTTGTCTTTTAGGAAGTGCTGGCGGTAGTTTGCAAATGGACCAGCAGTATCGATAAAACGAACTAACTGGAATGTTTCAGAATGCTTGTATTCAGTTGGGAACTCTGTCTGAACTGGAACAAGTTGTTCTGCTGCTTCCCAACCCGATTGGATTGAGGATGTTGTTGATGTTGTTTGAGTTGGACGATCTTCTACTGAGAATGATTCGTCTATGACTTTTCCGTATGTCGATGCATCCGGTGTTGTTTGATTTACGCCCATGGGCGGTTTTCTCCTTTTCGCAGTTTACGCAGTTTCCTCAGCAAGGGATTGTTCCCAAGCCTTGGCTATTTCTTCAGTGACCTCTCGGTACTTTACCCAGTCTATACGCTTCACGTGCAAAACGCCAAACTTAGTAAAAGTGTTAATCGCGGATTCGATCATTGAGCGGCTGTATAAGCGTCTACCTTGTCTTTCCCGTCCCAACTTATCCGTTTTAGTCGGTAAGCGGTAGGGCGATGTTGGTAGATGCCCTTCGTTCATCCATAGTTTAAGTGTTACAACTGGTCTACCCAGTGCTTGACTTAAAGCTCCTATAGTGAACAAATCTATTTCTTTTCCATTTGGAAGGGAAGTTGATCGTGGGTGTTTATCCCAATTAGAGTCTTTAACTTCCTCTACTTTTGGTTCACGACGTTTGCGTTTGCTGTTTGGATAAAACAAATCTCCAAACGTCTGATCAATAAAATCTTCTGTCATAGTACGAAAGCGTATGAAACCTTCGCTGGGAACATTGAATCAATGTCTTCTTCTGACAATTGACCTTTGTAGAACGCAGCCATGATTGCGTCTTCGCTAACTGTTGGGATCATGATGATGCAGTCTTCTTTAATGCCACGCTCTGAAAGCAACGTGTCTGCAACATCCATGTTAAGTGTTTTTGAAACGCGACGTTGGTTTGTAATCTTTATATCTTCGTCGAGTTCTAGCGTGATATGACCACGACCATCTGTCTCGCCAAGTTCTTTAACCGCATCGTTTAGTCGGTCTTTAATTTCTTTTTGGCGTTCTTCTAAAAACTTAATTTGCTTCTTAAGTTCTAGGTATTGCTTAGCTTCATTTGTAAGCTGTTTGATGTCTGACATTTGTATCCCCTTTTCTTGGTTGGAATCTATACCATACCTGGGGGGACTGACAAATCTAGGAAGCCACGCCTTACTCGGCGGTTTTGTACTCCTCAAGAGCCTTGATTATGACCGAAGTCACAGTTACGCCGTCTCGGGCAGCCTTCTTTTGGACGGCAATCCATAGGTCATCGGCTACACGGATAGTGCGTGTGGGCGTCTTAGGTGCGTTAGGCATCCGACTAGTTTACACGGAGCGGTTAAGCAAAAACTGGTTCAAACTAGACAGGCTAAAGTCAATACCGCCCTCAGTGTTTATCCCTTCACCGTCAATTACAGCGCTTGCTACGGCATTTTTATGCTGAAGCATCTCATGTTGACGCACCTCTACTGACCCATCAATAAGAAAGTCTTGGATGACAATGCTGGGCCATTTAGAGGATGCACGCATTATTCGTCCGTTTCTTTGTGTAGCGCCTCCCGATGACCACGGTAGGTCGTAGTTGACGAGGAGATTAGCGGCAGGAAGATCAACGCCATAACCGCCAGCATCTGAAGAAACAAGGAC